CTCAGAAAGGGCGAATGGAGGGGAACATCTACTTCTGAAGATTCGCGCACTGTTGGATTTCATCTGTCGAGCTTGTATTCGCCTCTGGGTTGGAAGAGTTGGCAGGAAATTGTCACTGAATTTTTACGTGCGAAAAACGACGCTCCCCTGCTTAAAACCTTTGTCAACACTGTGCTTGGCGAGACGTGGGAAGAAGAGGTTGGCGCAAAGCTGGGCGCTGATGGGTTGCGCGAACGAGCTGAGTTTTACCCTGCTGGCGAGGTGCCGGAAAAAGCTTCAATCCTTACAGCTGGTGTCGACGTTCAAGACAATCGGGTAGCGATCAGCCTGTATGCGTGGACTGAAGGAGAAGAGTGCTGGTTGATCTCTCATGCTGAGATTTACGGAGACCCTGCCAATACAAAGCTATGGGATCAAGTTGATGATGTGTGTACGAGGACGTATCCGACCGCCAACGGCAAGCAGATGAAAGTATCTGCAATAGGAGTTGACTCTGGAGGCCACTACACGTCAGAGGTTTACGCTTATTGTCGTCAGCGCCAACGGCTGAATGTTTTTGCGTTGAAAGGGCAATCACAGCGCAATAAGCCTGCAATTGGCAAGCCAAGCAAAGTTGATATCAACTACAAGGGGCAAGTGCTTAAGAATTCAGCGCAGGTGTTCCCTGTTGGCGTAGACACGATCAAAAGCACGCTGTTTGGACGCTTGAAGCACAATGAAGAAGGCCCTGGCTATATCCACTTTCATGCGGAGGCCGGTGCAGAGTATTTCAAGCAACTCACCTCTGAACGCCAAGTCGTTCGTTATGTCAAAGGCTTTGCTGTCCGGGAGTGGAAGAAAAAAGCTGGCGATCGCAACGAGGCGCTTGACTGTTTTGTTTATTCCTATGCAGCTTTGAATTTTCTATACATGCGCTTCAACCGGCACACTATTTTTGAACAATTTAAGAACAATATCGGCAAGGAGGATAAGGTTGAACGTAAGCCCTCAGAACCGTTAGAATCGGAACGCCAGCCATTGCGCAATCGACGCAGGTCGCGGCCCCAGCAATCTTTTGTAACGAACTGGTGACGATTCGCGTTCCCGATACGATTTTCGCAGGTGACACCGTCATCTTTGACGTGCCTGCCTTTACTGATTCGGTAGGCAATCAGATTGATAGCGGCGATTATACGCTTGTTTGGTACGCCCGCACGAATATCGCCTCAGAAGGTGCCAGCGTCACTGGAGTTGCTGAATCAGACGGTTGGCGCGTAACTATCCCTTCGAGCACTAGCGGGGCATTCGACGCAGGACTTTGGACATGGCAGGCTGTCGCAACCAAGGACACGCTGCAGCACACTGCTGGTAGGGGACAGTTCACTGTCAAGGCGACTCTTGAATATTCAGGAACGCCGGGTGCCTTTGACGATCGCTCAAGAGCACAAATTGACCTTGATTTTGTAGAGGCTGCAATCCGGACACTCGCGCAAGGTGGGGCCGTTCAGGAATACACCATCGGCGGGAGAAGCTTAAAGCGTTACAAGATGGCAGAATTGCTGCAGTTACGAGATGCCTTGAAGTCTGAAGTAGATCGCGAACGTCGCGCCGAAAAAGTCAAGCAAGGCCTCGGTAATCCTGGTGTTACCCGCGTGAGGTTTATCTGATATGTGGCCTTTTACACGACGCCGCAAGCCACTTCGCCGCAATTATGGGGGCGCACAAGTTAATCGCCTCACGAATGATTGGGTCAGTCAAGGGACTAGCGCAGATTCTGAGATCAAGAACAGTATTCGGATTCTTCGGAACCGTGCTCGTGCTCTTGTACGCGATTCAGATTTCGCCAAGTCTGCGCTGCGGGCGGTTAAGAATAATGTCGTCGGCCAGGGTATCAAGCATCAGGCACAAGTCCGAATGATTCGTGGCGGACGCCTCGACGAACGCTTAAACACACTGATTGAGTACGAATTTAAGAAGTGGGGCAAGGCTGATAACTGTCATGCCGGTGGAACGCTGACATGGGTTCAAATCCAACAGTTATGCATTAACAGCATGATTGAGTCTGGCGAAGTATTCGTTCGGCTTGTTAAGCAGCAATTCGGCGCTAGCGGCGTTCCTCTTGGCCTAGAAGTCATTGAATCCGACCTTCTCGACGATGATTACACCGGCTTTGAGTCAAACGGTAACCGCGTCAGGATGGGCGTTGAGTTGGATGAATGGGGCCGCCCTGTTGCCTATCACTTCCTGAACTATCACCCAGGTGATTATCAATTCAGCTACAGCGAGATTGCAAAGAAGCGTCGCACACGCATCCCTGCTGACGAAATTATTCATCTTTACAGCATTGACCGCCCTGGGCAGACACGAGGTGTAACGGCATTTGCTTCGGCAATTATGCGTCTGAATAACCTCAAAGGATTTGAGGAAGCTGAGATCATCGCTGCTCGCGCAAGTTCGGCAATGATGGGTTTTGTGCGTACACCTGATCAAGAGCTGTTTGAAGATGGCACGTTTGAAGATCAGTCGGTGCTTGATTTCTCTCCTGGCAGCATTCGTCGCCTCGCTCCAGGTGAAGAGATGCAATTCTTCTCACCTACGCGCCCAGATGATGCTTTTACGCCATTTGTTGCACAGATGTTGCGTGCCGTAGCAGCTGGTGTTGGTTGTTCTTACACGCAAGTAAGTTCTGACTTTTCCCAAAGCAATTACAGCTCTTCTCGTCTTGAGTTGATCGAAACTCGCGCTCATTACAGGACTTTGCAGCAGTACATGATCGATACGCTCTGTCAGCCTGTTTATGAGAAGTGGATCGAGATGGCAGTGATGTCAGGTGTCATGAGGATGCCTGCATTTGACATGGATCCTGATCGATATTTTGAGTCAAAGTGGATTGCTCCTGCTGCTCAATTTGTTGATCCGCAAAAAGAGGCAGAAGCTTACAAGTCATTGGTTCGATCTGGCGTTATGACTCTTTCTCAAGTCATCGCATTACATGGCGGCGATTTTGAAGAGGTGATGCGCCAACGAGCCCATGAACTTGCCACAATGGACGATCTTGGCATTGTTTTGGATTCTGACCCTAGTGCAGTTGACAAGGCAGGCCAATCACAAAACCCACCGGTTGAAGAGACGCCTCACCCTGAAACCCATGAGGAAGACACCTAATGGCTAATGTCAACGGCACTGTGATCAATTTGATGCCTACTGAAGGCATGCGTGAAGAGGCCAAGCGTTATCGGGAATGGAAAAAGGAAGGCGAAGACGGTGGCACTGATGTTGCTCGCACTCGCGCTACTCAAATTCTTTCCGGTAATGAACTAAGTGCTGATACTGTTATCACAATGGCTGCATGGTTTGCACGCCATGAAGTTGACAAGCAAGGCGAAGGATTTAGCCCTGGTGAGGATGGTTACCCTAGCAATGGTCGCGTAGCATGGGCAGCATGGGGCGGTGATGCCGGACAATCTTGGAGCACTATGAAGTCTGAAACTATCAAAAAAGCACAAGATCGTGCTCTTGAAGAGATTGCAGCTGAAGAGGCCATCGTGACTGAACAATCGCGAGCAGAACCCGATGCTCTCAAAGTTGGTGATTTTGTTAGCTGGAATTCTTCAGGTGGCCGTGCTCGCGGACGAATCACTCGTGTGGTCAAAGATGGAACGATTGATGTACCTGATTCTTCTTTCACTATCACTGGGACTAGCGATGATCCTGCAGCGTTAATCACTGTTTATCGTGATGGCGAAGAAACCGATACAAAGGTTGGACATAAGTTCAGCACGCTGACAAAAATTGAACCAATTCGTATGTTTGAAGGTTCCTCCTTTAAGCGTGCAGAAAGCACAGAGTTTGCTGAAGCTGAAGATCGCACTCTTGAATTTCCCTTTGCGTCTGAAATGCCGGTCGAGCGTTATTTCGGAATGGAAGTGCTGAGTATGGACGAGAAGGCTATGGATTTGTCTCGCTTGAATGATGGCGCACCGCTTCTCTATCAACACGATGCAGACAGGATCGTTGGAGTTGTCGAACGTGCATACATCAAGGACAAGCGCGGTTACGCCAAGGTGAAGCTTGCGAACAATGAACTTGGCCGTGAGATGCAGGATTTGGTCAAAGATGGAATTATTCGCAACGTAAGTTTTGGCTACAGGATTAACGATATGGAGGAAGATAAAAGCACAAAGCCTGTCACTTATCGGGCCACCTCTTTCCAACCTTTTGAGATTTCGCTGGTGACCGTGCCAGCGGATCAAACTGTTGGCATAGGTCGCGCTTTCACTCAAAATGAAGGCGTGTCTACGGCCTCAGCCGTAACAAGTTCACCCACTATCTCCAACATGGAAGAACAAACTCCAAACCTGGAGCTTCTTCGTGCTGAGGCCTCAGAGGCCAAGGCAAAGGAAGCCGCAGAAATGCTTGCCCTTGGTAAGCGCACTCAAAACGTTGATTTGGCTCAAGATTTCGTAATGAATTCTCGGTCACTCGACGAACTCCGTTCCGCTCTCATCGAAAAAATGGGTTCTCAAGCTAAGCCCGTTGATAGCACTGCTGGAGAAATTGGCCTTTCCGAAAAGGAAACCCGTCAGTTCTCTTGGTTGCGTGCAATCAACTATCTCTCCAATCCTGCTGACCGCGCTGCTCGCGAAGCTGCTGGTTTTGAGATTGAAGCATCTGACGCTGCTGCTGCAAAGCTTGGCCGTCAGTCCCGTGGTATCACCATTCCTCAGGACATCCTGAGCCGCGACCTGGCAACTAGCCCTGCTTCTGCTGGCGGCAACCTTGTTGCTACTGACTTGCTGGCTGGTTCCTTCATCGACCTGCTTCGTAACGCTTCTGCTCTTGACCGTGCTGGCGCAACTGTGCTGACCGGCCTGACAGGCAACGTTGCAATTCCTCGTCAATCTGGCGCTGCTACCGCTTACTGGGTTGCTGAGTCTGGCGCTCCTTCCGAGTCTCAACAGACTTTGGATCAGGTGACGATGATGCCTCGCACTGTCGCTGCTTACACCGATTACAGCCGTCGCCTGCTGATTCAATCCAGCGTTGACGTTGAGAACATGGTCCGCAGTGACCTTGCTCGTGTATTGGCTCTCAAGATTGACCTTGCTGGCCTTTATGGCACCGGCACCAATAGTGAGCCTCTTGGTCTGAAGAACACGACCGGAATCGGTACTGAAGACTTCGCTGCTAACACCCCCACATTTGCTGAGGTTGTTGCACTTGAGTCTGATGTTGCTGGAGCTAACGCTCTTCTTGGCAGCCCTGTGTATCTGATGAACGCTGCAATGCGCGGCGCTCTGAAGACTGCAGTTAAGGAATCTGGCCAAGCTAGCTACATCTACGAGAACAACGAAGTCAACGGTTATCGCGGTGAAGTTAGCAACCAAGTGGAATCTAATGATCTGTGGTTCGGCAACTTTGCTGATCTCTTGATCGGTTACTTCTCCGGTTTGGATCTCATGGTTGATCCTTACAGCAACAGCACAAGCGGCACCGTTCGTGTTGTAGCAATGCAGGACGTGGATATGGCCGTGCGTCATCCCGAGTCCTTCTCACGCGGTAACAACAATCTCTGATAAATGAAGATCCGTATCCTGAAGCAAACAATGCTTGGGGCGACGGTGGTTAGGCCTGGGGATGTCGTTGAGGCTCCCCGGCCTGATGCTCAATTTCTGATTGGTATTGCAAAAGCCGAACAGTACGTTGAGACTTCTTCTATTAGGGAAGAATCTATCGCTGAACCCGAAGCACTTTCCTGTCCACCTGTAAAACCTTCTTCCAAACGGAGAAAGACCAATGTTGCAAAACCTGGGCTCTAAGAGCTATCAGTTAGCAGTTCGCCCTAACGCGCTTTCTGCTTCCACGGGTGTTGGCTCTGCCATCGACCTGAATGACTACGAAGGCGATATCGTCTTCTCTCTTGACGCTTCCGCTGGTGGCTCTGGCATTACTTATGCCGTCAAGATCACCGAATCAGACACTTCCGGTGGTACTTACACCGATGTCGATGGCGGTGGTTTTACTACTACTGCTGCCAACACCGCTGCACAGGAGAAGATCTTCGTCAACTCCAACGACATGAAGCGGTATATCAAGGCTAGTGTCACTGTTGCTGGTGGTACTGGAACTGGTTTCGTCTCTGTCGTGGCTCTGGCCGCTAAGAAGTACGACTGATCATGAGTCTCCAAGATACCTTCGCTTTCCTAAATACAGACGAGTTTGGCGTTACTTGCCAGATTGGTTCTGGTGATGACTTCGTTGGTATTTTGGATTCCCCAATGGATGTAATCGCGGGTGGGATGGCATTAAGTCGGGAGTATTTGCTAACTGCAAAAACCTCTGATGTCAGTGCCCTTGCTCGCGGTTCTTCTATCACTATTGCTTCTGATGATTACACTGTCAGGGAAAATCGCCCTGTTGATGACGGATTGTTTTCTGAGTTGTTACTAACGAAAGACTGAATCTCTGCTGCCTAATTATGGCTGACACCAAGCGTGAGCTGATCCTGGCCCGTATCAAGACAAACCTTGATGCAATCACTGGCGCAACAGTTTATCGAAGTCGTGTCGAACCTTTAGCAAGAGGAGAGGTGCCTGCTGTCATCGTTGAACCTGTCAATGATCAGCCAAATGACACTAACTTCTATGACAAGCTGGATTGGACTTTAAGGGCAAGGGTCACAACACTTGTACGGAATGACGTACCAGATGATGCGTCTGACACCTACACGCAACAAGTGCATGAATTGTTGATGGCTGATCAAACCTTGAACGGTCACGCGCTTGACCTGACGCCTGATCGAACTGATTTCAGCTTGTATGAGGCTGATGTCCCGCTTGGAGTGATTAGCCAAGACTTCCTAGTCCGTTATCGTTCTAGCAGGACAGACCTGACTTCAGGTTGATCAATCGCTATTATTGTTATGCAGGTACCTAATCCTGGTGCGGGCGGCAGTTATCTGTTCGACCCCAAAACAGGCGAACTCCGACTGATCGAATCACCCTCCGCTCCTACTGAAAATGGCACTGACGCGCAAGAAATTTCTGATCGCAAAGATCGAATCAACTTACGGAACGGATCCAACCCCAGTCGGCGGAAGTAATGCCGTTCAAGTTACCAACGTTGAGGTGACTCCTATTGAGTCTGACAACGTTCAGGCTGCAGCATTTCAAGGATTTATTGGTAACAGCACTCGCGGCACTTTGGTCGCAAACAAGCGTGTTGCTATCACCTTTGACATTGAGTTGGGTGGCTCTGGTGCTGCTGGTACGGCTCCTGCCTTTGGCCCCTTGCTTAAGTCTTGTGGCTTGTCAGAGACCGTTGTTGGTTCTACTAGCGTTACATACGCAGGTGTGAGCAGCAGCTTTGATTCTGCAACGATCTACTGTTTCTACGATGGCACTCGCCATAAGATCACTGGTTGTCGCGGAACAGTCGGTTTTAATTTGACAGCAGGTCAATTCCCTGTTGCCAGCTTCCAGATGATTGGCATTTATAACGCACCTGACGACACTGCTCTTTCAGGCAGCTTTACTGTTGCGAATCAAGCTGCAGCTCTTGAGGTGAATGACACCAACGTCACCACTGCAACCTTCCACGGTGAAACCAGTGTTCGCCTGGAAAGCTTGGACTTGTCCTTAAACAATGAGTTTAGCTACAAGGAAACTGCAAGCTCTAAAGAAGTATTCATCGTCAATCGTGCTCCTGGCGGTACTGCCGTGATTGAAGCACCTGCTGTTGGTACTACTGATTACTTTGCTAAGGCTACGGCTGTCACGACTGCAAGCAGCAGCTTTGTGATTGGTGCTAGTGCTGGCAACATTGCTACTTTCACGATGGCGCAAACCGACATCACGGGAGTAAGCTATGGCGACACCAACGGAGTAGTTTCGTTGTCCATGCCGTATTTGGCTTTGCCAACAACTGCAGGTAACGACGAGTTCTCTCTGGCCTTTACTTGATCCAATGGCTTTCGTCCTTAAAAAGCTTTCTTCTTATAAGTGGCCTGTCACTGTCGAAGTTCCTGTCGATGGTGGCAAGTTTAAGAAAGAGACCTTTACGGCAGTCTTTAAAAAGATGAGCCGCTCATCCTTCAATGATTTAATTGATCAAGGCGATGATGCTTTGGTTGGTGAGATCATTGAGGGTTGGGAGGGGATCAAAGATGAAGTTGGGGATGAGGTGGAATACAGCGAATCAACCAAGGTTGAATTGTTTGATGATCCGTATGTCTTGCGTGCTGTAATCAGTGCGTATACGGACAGCTTGACTGGAGCACAAGCAAAAAACTAGAAGAGGCCGCTGAGTATTGGGCGAAAGGCGGCGTTGTCGATGAGCGCGAAGCTGATCTAAAAGCTCTTGGCGCTAGCGAAGAACAGATTGCGCAAGCGCGGCTAGAAGCTGTTGAGCAGCACTGTGAAGTGTGGGAAGAGAATTGGGACACCGTGATGATGTTCCTCAGGATGCAGACGCAGTGGAATGTCAGTATGGCTGGATTGACGGGACTGAACTACTCATCACTGGACTATCTCAGTAGACTGTATTCAGTGAAGGATCCTGTTTCTCTATTCGAGGGGATACAGGTGATGGAAGTCACGGCTCTGACCTGTCTTAACAAAAGGAAACCCTGATGGCTGCTGTCACCACTGAACTGAAGGTTTTAGTCAAGGCCGTCGGCAAGGGTGAGCTGAAGGAGCTTGAGGCTTCGTTAAATAGGCTTGCTGTTACGGCAAAAACAAAAGTTGATGTCAATTTCAAAAAGGTCAGCTCTGAGTTAAAAAATATTCAAAGCACTTCTACGCGAAGCATTAAGAACCTAAGAGATTACAGAAATGCATGGCGTGATATTGCAGCTCAACTTGATATCAGCAGTAAGGAGTTTAAAGAAGCAACAGCAGAAGCAGCAAAGCTTGATGCACAGCTAGCAAAAGCAGAGAAGCGTAAACCTGCGGGTGGCGGACGTTTCGCAAGTGCAGCAAAAGGTGTTGGGGCCATTGCGGGAGCTGGGGTTTTTGGTGGGCCTGAGGGTGCTCTTGGCGCGGCTATTGGCCTTGGGGTTGGCGGTCCTGGTGCTGCAATTGTTGGCGGGGCTATTGGTGCTCAGGTAGGTCAATTTAGGAAAGCCCTTGGAGCAGTTGCTGAATACGGCGCTGAGATATCAAAACTGCGAATTGCCTTGAGGGGCGTCAGCAGCACTCAGCTTGACTATGAAAAATCTTTAAGGCTTATTCAACAGGCAACAGAAGACTTTGCTATTCCACAAAGCATTCTTACAAAGCAGTTCACAAGACTTCAAGCTTCTGTTCAAGGTGCTGGCGGGTCAGTACAAGATACTAAGACTGCTTTTAACGGTATTGTCGCTGCTGTTCGTGCAACTGGTGGTTCACTGCAAGACGTAGATTCTGCGCTTACAGCAACGGCGCAGGTATTCAGTAAGGGCAAGGTTTCCGCTGAAGAATTACGTCAACAAATTGGTGAAAGACTTCCAGGCGCATTCACTTTGTTTGCTGAATCAATAGGCAAAACGCCTCAAGAACTCGATAAGGCGCTTGAAGACGGAAAAGTAACTTTGCAAGATTTCTTGACTTTTTCTGAATCATTGTTTGAGAAATTTGGCGAAACTGCTCAAATTATTGCGGACGGGCCTGAAGGTGCAGGAGACAGGCTAGTTGTTGCAATGGAAAAACTAAACGAACAAATGTCTCCTGAATTAGCAAATCTTGGAGCGCAGTTTCAAGGGTTTGCTACAGAAGCAATTAAAGCTTTAAGTTCTGTATTTACTTTTTTGGGCGAACTCGGTCAAGCCATTGAAGAAAGGGTCAACGGAAAACTTATAGACAATCAAAGAAAAGCTCTTGCGGCAGCACAACAAACTCTTGTTAGGACAGATTTAACGCCTTTACAGGAAGGTTTTGCAAGAAGTCAAATCGCAAAGCTCGCGCCTATTGTTGAGGCGTATGATTTTATTGGGCCGCAACCAACAGCTCCTTCTCGAATTGGCAGTGGGCTTCAAGATTTGACCACAACAGGAAAAACTCGCGGCGGCGGTGGTCGTGGTCGCGGAAGAGTTCGAGCGCCGATGGGGCAAGCCGAATTTGAAATTCGTCAACGCATTAACGAAGCCGACAGAGAAAACCTTGAGACTCGAAAATTACTCGCTGAATTAGATTTAAAAAGATTTTTAATTCTTAAAAAGACTGTTGACGATCCTCTTAAGAGGCAAATTGAAATACAAAGTGCTGAAATAAAGTTTGAGAAAGACTTAGAGAAGCTTGGTGAAAAAAGAGCTAAAGAAGCAGAAAAGTATAAACAGGCAATTATTGGCGCTGGCGAGGCTATGGGCAAAGATTTGGCTAAATTAATTCCTGAGACTACCGAGCTTCAAAAGCTTTGGAAAAGTATTGGTGACACTATATCTTCTAGCATTGGCAGTGCTCTTGAAGACGTAATCTTTAACGCCAAGTCGCTTCAGGAGTCTCTTTCTGGAATCCTTAGATCACTTGCCAGCATGTTTCTTCAGCTTGGCACTAAAAGCTTGATCGGCATGATTCCTGGCTTCGCTTATGGCGGCATCATGAGTCAAACCGGCCCTATGGATCTAAAACGCTATGCGCGTGGTGGGATTGCCAGTAGCCCGC